AGTAAAACAAGAAGGTGCTGGAGTAGTATTCGATCAAGCGAACGAAACGTTCACTGCAAGATACACTCACGAAACAGTCGCTTTAGCATTTGCTATCACTGAAGAAGCAATTGAAGATAACCTTTACGATAGATTAGCTGCAAGATACACAAGAGCTCTTGCAAGATCTATGGCAAATACGAAACAAGTTAAAGCTGCAAATGTCTTGAACAATGCGCAAGTAACTACAGTAATTGGTGGAGATGGAGTATCATTAATTAATGCTTCACACCCATTAGCAACTGGTGGAACTTTCTCAAATGTTCTAGCTACAGCTGCAGATCTTAACGAAACTTCGTTGGAGCAATCATTGATCGACATTCAAAGTTTTGTCGATGAAAGAGGTTTAAGAATCGCTACATCTGGAAGAAAAATGATAATTCCAAAAGAATTACAATTCACAGCTGAGCGTATTATGAAATCTCCAATGAGAACAAGCACTGCAGATAATGATATCAATGCAGTAAGAAGCTTAGGAATGGTACCAGAAGGATACGTTATTAATAACTTCCTTTCTGATTCAGACTCATTCTTCTTATTGACTGATGTGCCTAATGGATTTAAACAATTCGTTAGATCACCAATCAAAACTGCAATGGAAGGTGACTTCGATACTGGAAACGTAAGATTTAAAGCTAGAGAAAGATACTCTTTTGGGTTCTCTGACCCAAGATGTGTATTTGGTAACGGAAAATTACCTACTAGTTAATAGATAATACGTAAGTATTTTTTATAAAAGGGGCGGTGTTTTACATCGCCCCTTTTTTTATGTATAATGTAAAAACCTAGAGAAATAATTATGTCGACTGGCTAGGCAGACGGTATAGAGACGACATAATAAAACGCTATACAAAGGAGAATATTATGGCAAACACTACATTCGATGGTCCAGTAAGATCGAGAAATGGTTTTCAATCTATTGGCCCAGGTGCTGTTCCTGCACTAACAGCTGCAACTGATTTAACTGTTGCAGAACATGCAGGTAGAGTATTAACTATGGATCCAGTTGGAACACCAACTGCAATTACTATTCCTTCAATAGTATCTACAGCAGATGCAGCATCAGCGGGACCAGGAAGTGATCCAAATAACGCAAGTACAATTGGAACAACTTTTGAACTTATCTTCATAGATGAATTCACTGGTACAATTAAAACTGCAAACACTGCAGATAAATTTGTTGGTGGAGTCTCACTTGGTGTTGACAACACTGCGGTTGCAAAAGCATTTTTCGTGCCTGCAGCAGCAAACAATGAAGTAAATTTAAATGGAGAAGCAGGAGCTGGTAATGCAACTACAGGTGGCTTAATTGGTTCAAGAATAAAATTTACTGCAATTGCAGCAAATAAATATTTAGTTGAAGGTTTATTGATTGGTGATGGTACAGTAACTACACCTTTTGATTCTCAATAATATTAAACTAGTGGCTCCTTCGGGAGCCACGTACTAGGAGAATTTATGGCTTTTAAAAGTGACGTTCAAGCAACAAGATCAGATGCAGCAGCTGGTGCTTCTGCAATTATTGCACCTCCAATAAGATTAAGAGGTATTATAATTGCTTCTGATGGAACAGGAGCCGGAACGTTAGAGTTAACAACGACTTCTAATTCCGGAACTACTTTGTTTCAAGCAGATGTACCATCAGGAGATGTAATTAATTTTAATTTTCCTGAAGATGGTATTTTATTTCCAAAAGGAGTGTTCTGCAAAACAAAAACAAAAGTTACAGCATACACTTTATTAACAGATAAATATTCGGGACCGAATATGACATCAGATAACCCAGGATAGAATATGAGTGGAGGAGGAAGTTTTACATCAGACCAGTCGGTTGTTCATGCTACAAGCACAACACAAATGGTGCCTACAACAAGAAGAGCTAGATTGACTTCGATACAAGGAAAAGGAAATAGTGCAAGTGGTTCAATTATTTTTAAAAGTGGGGGAGCTGCAGGCACAACGGTTGCTACTTATCTTTTTGGTGAAGAAGGTTTAGATATGTATTTACCAGGTTCTGGTATTTTGTTTGCAGAAGGTATTCATGCAACAATATCTGGCACGGGTGGTGTAACAATTACATTTACGTAAAATGTATAAAAAGTTAGAAGCTTACAACAGAGGTGGTGATGTAATGCCAGCTCGAAATAAAAAAAATTTCAGAGCCACTAAAAAAGGTGCTGGGATGACAGAAGCTGGAGTTGCTGCTTACAGAAGAGCAAATCCAGGATCAAAATTGCGAACAGCCGTAACAGGCAAAGTAAAAAAAGGATCAAAAGCCGCTGCAAGAAGAAAGTCATACTGCGCAAGATCTGCAGGACAAATGAAGAAGTTTCCTAAAGCTGCAAGAGATCCAAATTCAAGGCTTAGACAAGCTAGAAGGAGATGGAAATGTTAAAAAAAATTTGGAACAAAATTAAAGAATTTTCCAAAAGATTAATGTTTTGGACTAGGTAATGAACTTAGTAGATTTATTAAAAAAAAATATTGTCATGGTTCCTGTAGTGGCATCTGTTTTAGTTGGTACTTTTACAGGTGTTCGTTACGTTGTTAATCTTACAGATAGTATTAATGGCTCAGAACAAGAGATAATAAATTTACAGAGAGATTTAAAACAAGCTCAAAAAAATATATCAGAAATAAATACAAGATTGTCCTCAGCTGAAGCAACATGGCAGATGGCAGAAAATTTATACAGGCAGTTAGCGGATGAGGTTAGAGAACATGCTTATGATATAAAAGATTTAAGTAGATAGGATTTATGAATCATGGAGAACGCCAGGATGAATTATTTTTTTACGGCAATATTAATAGTTTTAATTTGTGTAATGGCAATCTTTGTGGAGCCTGCTTATCCTAGAAATGAGTATCTCAATGATGGTACTAATACTTGCAGTACTGGCGATCTTAGCTTATCAATCGAACAAAGAGACTCAGAAAATAGGTATAGACACAATAATCCTGACAACAATTACAACAGCCCTAGTGATGATCAATCAATAAGACTGACCTGGAGAAAGTATCTGGGTTCTGCCTGCACAAAAGAATTTAGACAAGTACAAACAGAAAACGCACAACTTAAGCAACAGTTGGAATTAATGAAAATGTGTGGAAAAGTAAACAATAACCCAACTATTCAACGTAATCCTAACTTCGCATTGCTAGTACAAAAATGTTCTGGTATAATCATACCTGAGAACAAAAAGCCTGAAGGTAGTCATTGGGACGATCTGAAAGATAATTACAAAAGAGAAAATCCTGATTTAAAACTGATGGGCGATAAGTTTATAGGACCAAATGAGTAATAAACCATTACGAATATCGGAGCAGGCCGCTGTGCAGATGCCTATGAAAACGGTTGCTAGTTTAATTGCGCTAGTCGCAATCGGCACCTGGGCTTTTTTCGGAGTGCAAGAAACTCTTAACAAACATAGCACGCAATTAGAGTTAATGACAAAAGACCTGGAACACAACACAGAGTTTAGAATTAAATATCCAAGAGGTGAGTTAGGTCAGTCAAGTGGAGAGGCGGAGCTTTTCATGTTGGTGGAGCATATTGCAGGTTTGTTGGAGGACATAGATGCAGAGGTAAAGAGTATGAGAAACAATGCAGTTAATATAGAATTTTTACAAGAAAGAACAAAGAAACTTACAGAAGATGTAGAAAAATTAATTAGAAACGGGAATGGTCATTAATGATTGAATTAGTTTTTGCTCTTTTATTAATACAAGACCATAAAATTATAGAGCATCGTTATCACGAGTCGTTATCAAGCTGTATGAAGGCCAGACGTTATGCTATGAAAGACCGTAGCCCAACAGATAGAGTTGTATTTAAATGTCTGCAATCTAAGGCAAACATAGAAGTATATATGGGAGAGAAGAAGATTACTTCATTAATATTAGAATGATAAATTTTATAAAAAAGCTCTTGGGGTTTGATATACTTGAAAAAAGAATTAGAATATTAGAAAGAAAAAATTATTGGAGAGAAAAATATAAACATGGCTTACCTCAACGCAAACATTCCTCCAATATATTGTAAATTAAGAAAGGAGTATCTTTATGACCTTAAGAAACATCATGGAGAAAGTGAAGATTGTGTTATCTTCGGTCTTACGTCAATTTCAGGACGTGCCATCTTATTTAACATCATGTTACCAAATGGTGCATGCTATTGGCGTTTGCCTATCTCAGCGTTTTACCAAAAATCATATGATCGAGCCGATGTGCCGAATATGCAGACGCACGAGTTGGAACTGTGGAACTGTTTTAGTTATTGGCCTAGTGTTCATTGCTTTGACTGGTTGGATGGTGTAAACGGAAAATTTTTAGGAATAGATAAAAAATTTTATCATGGCAAATATTTATTTACCATTGACTGGGGTCATCCGGAAACTAACATTTTGGATACTGAACATTCTGAAATACCTCAAGAACATAAGTGTGCGCACATACTGGCTCTTGATAACGGGAATTTTGCAGCTCAGCCTAATAATCGTCTTCTTTGGCACATTAACAGTTATACTACTGATGACAGCTGGCCAGACTACAGTGTTCAAACCACTTATTGGGATGCGGAAGATAACAACATGGTTACAGAAGACAGCGATAAAATGTTCTACCAAATGGAGGAAAAAAAATGAATCTAAGTCGTAATTTTACTTTGTCAGAGCTTATTAAATCAGATACCGCTATACGTAAGGGCATAAACAATAACCCCAATGCAGAGCAAATAGAAAAACTGAAATTATTGTGTGAAAATATACTTCAACCAGTGCGAGATCATTTTGGCAGAGTAAAAGTGACTAGCGGGTTCCGTTCAGTAGAGCTTTGCCAAGCTATAAATAGTTCAGTTAATAGCCAACATGCAAAAGCTGAGGCTTGTGATTTCGAATGTGTAGGAGTTGATAATGCTGAATTGGCTGATTGGATTCACAAGAACCTCCCGTATGATCAGCTAATCCTTGAGTTCTACACTCCAGGCGAACCTAATAGTGGATGGATACATTGCTCCTGGATACAAGATCAACCACGAGCATCTTACTTATGGGCCTATAAAAGTGAAGGAAAAACTAAATATAAACCAGTTCTTGGTAAAGCTAAAGACCTCATCTAATCCTATTGCCAAAAAACTAAGGTCTAGAACTTACAAACCAAAAGTGATACAATCGAAGAAGTTGTATAACCGTAAAAAGGAGAAACATGGCCATCAAACACAGGATTAAATTTAAAGCAGCAATGGGTAGAGCAGCGTTTTCTGAAACTACTTCAAAAGCCCCAGGTACAAAAATGAAAGAAGAACCTTACAATGGTTCTTACATGCAGTCTGAAATTGCAGGTAAAAAAGTCTCAAATCCTAGTTTAGTAAAATATTACGGACCTATGTTAAAAGGATTTAAAAAATAATGGCAACTTCTGGAACTACAGCATTTGATTTAAACATAGATGAAGTAATTGATGAAGGTTATGAAAGATGTGGCCTTGCTACTAATTCAGGTTATGATCTTAGATCTGCGAGAAGAAGCCTAAACTTACTTTTTGCTGAGTGGGGAAACAGAGGTATTCACCTTTGGAAAGTAAATTTAAATGAGATAACTCTTGTTAATGGAACAAACGAATATACTACAGCTTCAAATGTAAATGATGTTTTAGAGGCATATGTATCTACAACTTCTGGACAAACAGCTAGTACTCAAGATGTTTCACTTACTAAAATTGATAGATCAGCTTTTGCTGCGATGCCAAATAAAGGTTCAACAGGTCAACCATCACAATATTATGTACAAAGACTAGATCCAGTACCAAAAATATTTTTATATATTACACCAGATGCAAGTACATATACACATTTAAAATATTATTCTATTAACAGAATTGAAGATGCTGGTTCTTATACTAATCAAGCTGATGTAGCTTACAGATTTTTACCATGCATGTGTGCAGGTCTTGCTTATTATTTAGCTATGAAAAAAGCACCACAACTAGTTCAACAAAACAAATTAGTATATGAAGACGAATTAAAAAGAGCTTTAGATGAAGATGGTCAAAGAGCATCAACGTTTATTGCACCACAAACATTTTATCCAACGGTAAGTTAATATGGCAAAGTACGCAACAGGTAAAAGATCTCAAGCAATATCAGATAGATCTGGTCAAGCATTTCCATATAATGAAATGGTCAAAGAATGGAACGGATCATTAGTGCATATATCTGAATTTGAACCTAAACAACCACAAATACAAAGAAGATATAATACAGCTGATGCAATTGCATTACAAAATACAAGACCACAAAGATTTCAACAACCACAAACAATGAAATCTTTAAATCCTACATTTGCACCAAATGATAATACCATTGTAGATTCAGGGGGAGCTACAGTAACAGTTGTAAATGTAAGTTTACCTGGAACATTTGATTTTGAAGTAGATAGAAATTTGTTTACAGGAAACGGTATAACAACAACAGTTGCATCAATGGTACCACAAAATCCATCTGCAGAAAATAGAGAAAGACAGCTTAACATATCACTAGGGAGTGTAACAATTACAATATAATGGCAATTACATATACAAATTTTTTAGCACAAGTAAGAAGCTATTCAGAGGTAGATAGTAACGTTTTATCTGATACTTTAATAGATCAATTTATTAGAAATACTGAATTAGATATCGCAGGAAAAGTTGATTATGACGATACAAGAAAATATTCAACCTCAAACTTTAATGCTAATAAAAGATTTTTAGTAATGCCATCAGACTTTTTGGTTATAAGATCATTACAAGTTTTTGCGGGATCTGCTTTGAGCACTGCAAGAACTTACATGGAAAAAAGAGATACTAGTTTTATATCAGAATTCAATGGCTCAGGAGCAACTGGTCAACCAAGGTTTTACGCAAATT